GAAATTAATACGGGGGGTTTTATTTCCATTCAGGCAAAGGATTCAAATAGCGATTTCAGTCCGGCGGCCTATTGACACCATATACAACTATATAAGACACTGGCTCTGCGACCGTCCTTCAGGGTGGGTCGGGGCATCCTTAATCAAGGTGTGATGAAGTGCGGTGGTCGCGGAAGTCGGAAGACATGAACGTATCCCGCCAATCGTATCGACCCCGACGCTTAACTAGCGAGGTGAAAGCATGACTGATTCCACAAAAGTTGAACTGACCTTCACGACGAAACAAATTTCTTACCTGGCGCACACGAGCTGTAAGTCGTTTGTTGGGGATCAGCCCGGACGTTTTGTGTCTTACCCCGGCCCGCCGGAGAACACAGACCTCCTGGACTCGGGTTGGCTGCACTGGATGGAAGATAACACGTACCTGTCGGCCCTTATCATGCAACAGGCTTGCATGGCGCGGGGCTTCCACGCGTCGACCCTAGTGGACGTAAACCCTGACGAAGATGGAGCGGAGTGGGTGGTATGGACCGACGATCCGCTTGAGATGGAGAAAAAAATGATTGACGACGATCCCGAGTACGAAAAGTACGTCTACTGGAACGACATTGGTGGATTTCCATTCGACGACATGAGTCCGGAGGCACAGGCCGCATTTGAGAAGCTCATCGATCTGCACCACCTGGTCGAGCCGCTCAACCGCGAGATGGACGTCTACCGAAGCATCATCGAGGGGAATGTGAATGGACTGTAAAAACTGCGAGTACGACATGGGCGACGGCTACCGTAACTGTGGTGCGTCACAAGACGGTGTGTGCCCGGAGTGCGGGCACGACGAAGATACCCCCGTTCCAACACACGGAGAGCTAAATGCCTAACGACATGATGTGGCTCATGGCGGGTGCCGCCTGCGTGGCTATCGCCCTTTGGGGCTTCTTTTTGGATGATGACGATGCGGAGAGCTAAATGACTGACGAAGTAAAATCGACCTGGGATGAAGTCCTCGAAGATTTCGAAATGGTCATGGATAAGCTGAACATCGAGGACGGCTCAGACCGGGCGATCCTCACGCTGGGTGCCTTCCGGTGCTACAGCGAAGGCTACTGGCGCGGGATGGAGCGGGTGTTTAATCCGGACGGGCCGCCAGTTGCTTGATCTGAAGTTGAAGGCCCGCGAGCCGCGCTTCGATCTCACGGTATTGCCGAAGTATGCCCTTCCATACGTCGACCGTTTCCATGTGATCTGTCGCAAAGAGGCCCGCCGACCACGGTACATCCGGGTCGTACCCGTCTGACTCTTCACGAGCCTCGTCTACCAGGGGCTGGATCACGGACCGCGCTCTGCGGGTCAACTCAATCGCTTCAGTGAAACTAACTTCCATCGTATTTTTCATATTCACTGTCCTCTATCTGCTCGACAGAGAAACCCCTTAATACCTGTGACTCGCTGAAAGCATTAAGGGTAGCGTTTTCGACACCTAAATAGCATTGAGCAACAAACTCTTCCGCCTTCTCTGAAAGAAGGATGTTTTTTAACTCGGGGCTTGCCTCAATGTCTATCGTAAGTTTGAGCCTGACGTTGCAATCGCAATAATCTCGATTGTCGTATTTTTCTTTTTGCTCGGAAAAATCCATTAGCTTCCTCCTCCATTAGCCTCGGCCGCTTCCTGCCGTTGTCTATCTAGGCGTTGTTGTCGAATGAGCTTTTCTAAGGCGGGGTCTATTGTCGGGGTGGGATACATCTTTTCATGGAACCATTTCAATATGCGCAATAAAAACATCTAGTTCTCCTGATATCCATGCGAGGATATCATAGAATCCCTTATGGTTCATGGGTTCCGGCGCTTTCGTCCCTATATATACCTCCCTGGGAAATGAAAAAAATAATTTTTTTTGTAAAACAAGGCGGGACCGGCGGGACGGCGGGACCAAATCGGCTGAAAGCCAGTAAACATAAGGGTTTTATCGGTCCCGGCAGGAGGTCCCGTCATTTTATAGGCGGGACCAGGAATGTTAATCAACGTTTAACTATATAGAGCCTTAGATTCAAATTTTTTTCTTTTTGGTTTTGTTGAATATGTCTATATAGGGGCGATTGTGCTAAAACGCTTTTGTGGAGTTCACTCGAAAACGAAATGTCTGACCAAGTTGTCGAACTGAAGCCGAAAAACGGGCGTCCGCGTAAGACGGAGTTCACCCGTTTGACTAAGAAACAGCACGATTTCGTACAGATCGTCACGACAATGGAAGGCCAGTTAACTCTTCGCGAATGCGCAGAGCGCAGCGGTTATGCGAATAGCGGCTCACACACCAGGGCTTATGAATTATTGAACCCGCGTTTGAATCCGCACGTCGTCGCCGCCGTTCAACGGAAGCGCGCCGAACTGGCTGAAAAATACAGCGTGGACTACGGTCGGCATATTCGCGACCTTCAAAAGTTGAGGGATGAGGCCGTAACGAATAACGCCTGGTCAGCAGCAGTTATGGCAGAAAGGTTACGTGGGCAAGCGGCGGGGCTTTATGTGTCAAAAAGCGAGATAAGGGTAGGTAGCATCGATTCTATGTCGCGGTCTGACGTAGAAGCCGCCTTAGCCGACCTCAAAAAAACGATGGGTGAAAAAATAATCGAGGGGAGCGCCGTTGACGCCGGAAGCGACACTGTGGAGGGAAATCCGGATGGGCCTGAAGGCGACGGGCCGGGAGATTCACCCGACTCGGATTGAAACGTCGGCCGCACCAGGTGTCCCCGATGTCATGCTTTGCGACGAGCGCGGCCATTTCCACCTGATCGAACTCAAATGCACGGCGGCCAATGCGGTACGTCTCTCCCCGCATCAGATAAGTTTTTTAATTCGTCACGGTCACGCTAGTGTGTGGATTGCTGTGAAGCGGGACGGCGTAAAAAAAGGGAAAACGCTTTTCTTATTTCCTGGCACCGAAGCCATCGGGATCGCTCGACGGGGGATCGTGGGCGGGGAGCCCAGCGGCGTGTTCGATTACCCGGTTATCTGGAACGATGTATTCGAGCTTATTGCACCACTAGAGTAGCTATGCGAGACTTCCCATACGTTTAACGCGGGAGTAAATCGGATGTACTGGGCAATAGTAAAACCAAGTGGGGCGAGTCGAACACACCTGACTGGCTTGTGGCTAGGTCGCCGCACACTTGCCGAGTTCGAGGGAAGGTTTGCCGAGGGTGCTGAAGTCATCGTGAGCAAGGGCAAGCCAACGGGCTGGAGCTTACACAGCCGCATAAAGGGCAAGCCTATGTATTCCCTCTACGTCGTGGTCGATGGTAAATTGAAAAAACAAAAGACCAGGGCTGCGGGGGTCAATATTAATATGAACACGCGAACGGCCGAGGAGTCGAAAAGATGAGTGATGCACAATTTGAGAAACGTGTTTACGGGCCGCTCAATGATCGAGCGTTGCTGTCGTCGGCGTACGAAAAATTGGAGGACGCACTCAACAGTGCTGATTTCCCGGAAATCTTGGAGGGCTCGGTATCTGCGGCGGCGTACTCCCTCGCCGAGTTGCACTGGCGCTTATTCGATAAGCATATTAGGGCTGAAAAGTCTAACCCCGGTTATGACAGTAGTGTCATCGAGTGGGAACAAACCGTTCGTGACGAGTTCGCGTCCCAGTGGCCGTGTTGCGATGTACCGGCTTGGGGCTGGGTGACGCTCGATGTTCAGGGGGATGTTGTCGATATGTCGGCGGCATGTTTTAGGTGCGAGCATGGCGGCGGTTTTGACGAATTTATCGAGGATCTAAAGTCGGGAAAGGCTTTGCCGCGTGACTGTTGATTAGTCCCTGCCGACCTTGATAGGGGGTGCTTAGGTGCCCCCTTTTTTTAACTTTCCAAAACATTATAAAAGCGCGTAGAATTAACCCCGAAACCGGTCGGTTTTCGGTCGGTATATTTGCGAGGTTAATTTATGGCTTACCAAACTAATGCAGTAGCTGCCGGGATCGGTAGCACAGTGGTTAGCGATCAGTGGTGGAAACGCCCTGATGATGAGAAGTTTCTGTCGCTCGAATCGCTTTATGCGTCGAAGCGAAACATGGCAAACACCATGCAGTCAGTTGTTGTGGATACGCATCAGCTTGAGGTAGTCGGAGAAGTTGACGAAGCCAACCCAACGCGCGGTTCGGTGTCGGTCAATTTCAAAGGCCGGTATGAGGATACCGAAGCATTGCCTACCCATTGGAGTTTCGGTCAGCTCTCACAACTGAGCGGCGCGCCCGCGTCGTATCTCCGCGATCTACCCGCACCCCTGGCGGCTGATTGTGTGCAGTGGGGTTTGCGGTACAACCGTAGCCGGGACCAGGTGAAGCTTTATAACTCGGCGGCAATGGCCGTTCGTGATTACTCCAATCACATTGACGGCATCTATCAGAAGGAAGGTAAACCCGCGCAGCTTCGTGCGGCGACTGGGCCGGACTATGGTCGGATTTACGACTGGGAAATCATTAAGCCAGTTATGGATCTGGTCGAACGATCCGGCGGTGCCTGGAAAATTCCAGGGATGATGACCGGCTACGGTAATGGGATGGCAACCTATGACCCGGACGTGCCGGTGACACTCGAAACGACGACGCTATTCGCGTCGGACCATGACGTGTTCATGTTCCTGGTCGATGATCGAAACCCAATCGA